ATGACGCGTTTCAAAAATCGCTGCCCTTCGCATCCAGGGGCACTGCTTAGAGAAGATATTCTGCCATCTATTGATCATTCAAAGGCAGATGTAGCTCGGATGCTTGGTATCTCCCGGCAGCATCTCTACGACATCATTCGAGAGAAGAAGCCGGTTAGTCCGGAAGTTGCCGTGCGCTTGGCTAAACTGTTTGGCGGCAGCGCGATCTCTTGGGTCCGTATGCAGGGGGCCTACGACGCTTGGCATGCTGAACGCACCGTCGACGTTTCAGATATCCAACCGCTTCAAGCAGCGTGAAACCCTGGTCAGGCATTCAGCCTGGCCGCACTAACCTCCATGATCATTGCGAGGACGAACTGACCCTTGGCCTCATCGTCAAGGTTGCAATAGTGTTCAGTCAGAACACGAGCCAATGTTACTGGACTATTCGAGCTTTTCATAAGACCTCTCAAAGAGGCCAATTGCAGGTTGTTATCCATGGGTGAAATCTCCTTTGACTGTCCTCACCCCGAGTGCAGAACCAAAAGCTCTGCGTTTTCTACAAATAGTTACGCGCTCGTCAGTCAATCTCTTTTGGCTATGTTTGCTCAATGCAAGAACTGTAATGAAACTGTGATTTTTAGGCTTGCTAGGAAAACTCCCAACGCTAACCCTACAAACATTAGCGGAAAAGAATTTTACTCGCATTTCCATTTGATTGACGTCGACCCAAAGCCGCCAGAAATCGGAACCGTTGAGTACCTTCCAGACCGCGTTTCGAAAGCCTATCTCGAAGCTGAGGGCTGCTACACAGATGGCCGCATGAACAGCGCTGCAGCGATGTATCGCAGAACCATTGAACGAACGTTACGACAGATCGACCCGGATCAGACCGGCTCACTTTACCACAGGATCGAGGCTCTTAAAGACGCCAGCGCCCTACCCCAGACGTTGATCGATCTTCTTCACCGCATTCGTTTTCTCGGCAATACCGCAGTCCATGACGACGAAGACGTGGATCCGGCAGATGTCACTCACGGTCGCGAGTTCGTCCACCTGTTCCTCGTCTACACTTTCGAACTCCCCGAAAAGATTCGCCAAGCCACCGAACAAACGGCTTAGCGTTTCCCCCAACTGGTATGGCTCCTAACTTTCGGGTACGGGCCATATCCAGCTTTTGCTTCCTACCTACCGGACCTGCGCCCAGCCCATACCTTCGACGTCAAATCTATAAGAAATCAAGACACCAGCCGTCCCTACTGGAGGGTACACATCAATGATTGCCGAATGGTTTCTAGGTAAAATCTGAAGCCATGCAGCTTTGGCGTCATCCAGTGAAGCGTAAGGATATTTCTTCCCTCCCCCCAGATCCAGTATCGCAATGCGCTCCATGGATGGTCCTCAGTTGTACAATCCGTAAAACAAATTCCACAGCACAGAGCTGCGCGGGCGAATAACTCTGAGGCACTCGATTGCTTCCGTGGGCTCCATTCCCAAGGGACACAGGCCCGTCACTAAGGCGTACCTCTGCCGCTCAACATCCGCGAGCTTGACGCACACGAATATCAATAAGACCACCAGAGCCAAAATAAGAGAAAATCGCATCTTAGCTCCTATTTGGATTTCCGTTCAAGCGTTCGTAATCCTTTATTAAACGCTTATATCTGACGATGGTTTCCTCCGTAAATCTAAGACCACATACTCGACAAATCGAATACCAAAGATTGCAATAACTAGAATAGTATTCTCCACCAGGCCCGGAATTGCTGACCTTATATTAGGGAATCGGCACCGAACACCTGCCTACTTCAGTTTGGGCTGCTTTCCATGCTTTCAGCATAGGTGAGGCGTCCTTGTGCGAAGAAAAGCGCTGTGTATTTAAGGCGTCGAAAGAGTGCCAGTGCAATCTTCGCTTTGACAATTGGCTTCTTGCCAATAATCAACGCGACCTTATCTTTGCCTCCAACTGGAAGAAGATCATAGAGCACATCGGAAAGCTCGGTGAGTTCCTCGGCAACCTTTGGAGAGATATCCGGGCTTCGACCTGTAATCCTGAGCAATTTAGACTTACTCATGAAGCCGCGAAGATTATCGTGCGCGACCTGTATGCTCTCATCGTTTTTAAGAAAAAGTTTAATATTTCGCTCGACAGAGTTGAGTATTTGATCTCTTCCGCTCAAATCGACATATCCCGGCGAGTGGTATTCTATACCCTCCAAAGAAGGACGTTCCCTGTGTGGAATGACATCGAACAGATCATTAAAGAATCCCATGTAGCTTGACCCACCCTTAAATGGCTTCGACAAGAATGCCTTCTCCACGCGCTGAGCGCGACTGCTGCCTCCGTCATCAAGGTATTCGATCGCCTGCTCATAGCTGTAAATGTCTGAGAACTTTTGATAGAAAGCCCCAAAGTCTTGCATATTCCAATTACCGTCAATCAACAGTCTCTGCTCACCTTCCATACCGGCCTCAAATCCATACTCCGAAGTGTGGAATGATGCAAAGAACCGGCTGTCCGGGAGCTGACTTTCTGAAGGTGCTTGAAGAAACTCAGTTAAAACAACTTTTCCTTTTGCATCCGGCTTTATTGTCTTCGCCTCATAATATTTCCTGCCAGATGCAAATGCGAAGAGGTAGCGCAGGTCGCACTGCTCCGAAAAGTAGCGGATAAGGTGCTTACGACCAACGAAAACCGCGAAATAGTGATCTACCTCCCCATTCTCATCGGGTATTGAACAAGCGATAAAGTGTTGCTCGCCTTTGCCGGCCTTCTTCTTGAATAGAGAAACGACGGGAATATCGGTCTCGAACAGATGCTCCACGAGGCCTACGCGTATACTTTTGGGGTCCGGAGCCGGTTTAGTCATTTCTTCAAAACCCGAACAGTGGCCGTTGTGAAATCAAAGTTTTCGTACGCCCAAAAGTCCACGTGCGTGCCATTCTTTTTGTTGAGGCCTGAACCTTTTGGGATAGAAAGTTCAACACGGGCTTTGAACCTCTTGTACTGCGGAAGTAACAGCATCGCTGCGGTATGCTTGGCTCCAACGAATAGCGAGCAGGAGGCCCATCGGCACTCGCATAGCTTCGCTGGCTTGCCTTTTCCCTTGCCATTGTGTGAAACGAAATCTTCCGCTGAATATTCCTCGGATTCAAGAAAGCGCCAAACGTCCGAAAGCACTTCGTCCTTCGAATCGGACTTCGGGCAATCTTCTGGCAAATCTTCCTTAAATTTCATTCACTTAACATCTTCAATTCTACTGACCATCTCATATCCAATAACAGAGAGTGGTTATCACCGGCAAGTTTCTGCGCACAAATGAAGTAAAAACACGACTGCTGTGCTTTTAACTCCTGACTAGCAGCGTGAATTTTGCTGCCTATGGTAGGATCCGCGTTAGCGCTCAGGACTTGTTCATTGGCTGCAGCACGAAGGGCCGTTTTCCCTCCCTTTACGGTCGTACGGTTGCGGTGCTGCATCGGTCAAATCGGTCAGAAAGCCGACCTCTGCCCCCCCCCAAGCAACACAGGCTCCGACAATCCCCGCTCAGCAAACGCTTAACAAAGCATTGACTCGACTCGAGTCCAGCGGAACGGTGCACCCATATAGGACTGGGGGTTCACCATGAAATTTCTGCTGGCGCTGTGCGCCTTGCTTTTTGCCGTGCCCGCTACTGCGGCCACGTACCGATACGAATTCGACGTCGTCTCATCGACGATCGCTTTTGACCGCCTTATCGACAACTCCAGTCAATACCCTAAGAACTATCCGGCAAACGATCCGGACCATCAGGGGATGGCAAAACTTCATCATCGCCTCGGCGGATGGATCGGACTGGCCGGCCGCAGTGTTCTCGAAATCGAAAACCACGAAGGCGGCGGCGCATATGTCGAATGCATATCAGGCTTCGTATGTCCGTTCGCTCCCTACTACGCCATGGGTGAAGGCACGTCATCAACCTTTGGCTTGGCATTTGGAGCGGGGGACGAATGGAGGTTCAGACCGAACCGGACCACTGGCGATTATGAACTGGCGTTTTTTGATGACGGCGTATTTGTGGCTAACTTCGAGCATGAAGGTATCTTGTTTTCTGGCTGGAGCCCCTACGCGAGCTTCCAGCTCGATAACGTTGTCATTACAGAGGTCACCCAAGCCGACCCAGATCCCGCGCCCTCAACGGTTCCCCTACCCGCCAGCGCTTACCTTCTATCGATAGGGCTGTTTGGCCTTACGATTGCCACGCGCCGACGTCGGCGGGGGTAACTCTGAACCGCGGCGCAGCATCGAGATAGGCGATTTCATCCGATGTTGCGCCGCCAATAGCCGGAGAAACTCCGGTCGGAACGGTTTTCCGCACAGCGCCTGTGGTTGCGAAGGATCCATCAAATCCGAAGTTGAATGGATCGCGACGGCCGATAGTCATCGGCTCAACCACCACTTCATCTGTCACCGGACCAAACGCCGTCGATGCCGTGTTCAGGTTCGGCATGTGCAGCAAATTATTGGACTCGGCCCAATCGGTATAGAGGTTTTCCAGCGATCCGCCGACGCCGAGGAAGATGGTCGGTGTGATGCCACCGTTCTGTGCACTGGTCCGATCCATCCGCATCGTGTTGCTGTAGATCCGGAAGGGCACGAGCAGACTATCTTCAGAGGGACCTTCCTCGACCGTCGACGTCTCAACGAAAACAAAAGACTTAAGCCCGCCGCGCCGGTTCTGCCCGGCCGGCTGATAGCAAGTGTTGTTCACAAAATGCCAGCCGGACGTTTTGGCAAACAGGAGCTGCTGCGTGCTGTGTGCCCCGACCAGGATATTCCCTTCAATCCAGCCGTTGATTTCCCGGCTGTAGCCGAGCTGTCCCGATGCGACCGTGCCGATGTTCTGGCAAAGGCTCAGCACCGCCGTTCCGCCTTCAGCGCAATTGTCGATGAACACAACGATATTGCCATTCGACGCGGAGGTATTTGCCAGCTTCACACAGTGGTTTGATCCATCCGTGACGAAGTATTCGTTATGCGCAAAGTAGTGGCGCCGCACCGTGTTACAGCGCACGGCGGATCGAGAGCCGCCTTTATCCGACCCTCCGGAAGATGGGTATTCTCCATCTGTGGCATCGGGGTTTTGCAGGATAGAAACGCCGGTCTGCACGACCGAGGACTGCCCGTAGTTGAAGGTGCCATAGAACGTGATGTACTCGCCGCCGGCATCCGTGATGTAGATATCGTTCAGGTGGCAATGCGCCTCGTATCCTGCAAAACCGTCCGCGATGATAGTTGAGCGACCAAAGCCTTCGAATGTGCAGTTGTGGATCATCGAGTTGCAATGCTTGTTGAGGTAAATCCCGGCGCGCGTGACCGGCGGCATCAAGGCCTCTTCCTCACCGCCAGCCGCATAGCCACGCGTTGTGACCGGGTCATAATCTCCCCGGAAAGCGATGCCTTCGACGCGGAGATCCCGAACAGCGGCGTCAAACAATCCGTTGTAATGCTGACGAACATAAAGAGCGTAATATTCGTTTGCTTCGCCGGTGTAGGGCACGTAGGCATCGACCGGCTCTTCGCTTGGGCCATAAGACCCGATCATGGAATTCCACCCGGCGTTCTGATCCCACCAGCAATAAAATTCGAACGTGCAGCCACGCTTGAACAGGAAGCGCTGAGGCACGTTGTAGGTCTGTTTCAAATTCACCAAGGCCTGCTGGTCGAAGACATCGAGGTTGCGCTCACGAGCTCCCGCAGGCTTGCCCGAGAAATCATTGTCCCCAATTGGATTGATGACCGTCGTCTGAGTACCCGGGAACTCGCCGTCTTGCGACTTTACCGTGATCGTTTTCACCACGCTTTCGGAATGCCCTGTCGCCGGATCGACCACCGTCAGCTTGACGTCGTAGTCATCCTCTTCGCGGTACATGTGGGCGGCAAAATACCCACGACCGCCTGACGCGCGACGCAGGTTCCTGGGAAGCTTGGTCATCTTGGTGTAGATGTTGCCATCCTGATGCCCGTCGCCGAAGTCCCAGAAATATTGAAGGTTCGGAATTTGCGGATTGTGCGCCGTGGTCAGGAAGGAACTCGGCACCTGCGTATCGAAGCCAGACAGATCCGCCTGAAAGCGCACGCTGTCCGGAAAACATTGCAGAACCGAGCGTTCGACCGTGAAATCAAGAGCCATCAGGAAGCCCCCCCAAATCTGACTGCGTCAATGCTGTAAGGTGTGGCAGCGCCGACATCGACAAGCCGCAGGCCCGGGTAGCCGGTAGACAGGCTGCTATCGTTGGTCGACCAGACCTCGACATCATCGATGTAAAGCTTCAGCGCTGTGCCGATGATCTCGAACCGCATCACAACCCCGTCCGCGAGGATGTTGGGCTCGAAGAGCTCGAGGTTCGTGGTTGTGCCACCGACCACCTTGATGATCCGGATGTTCGAGTTGTCCTGCGGCTGCGCCCTGTAGAAGTTCTGGTTATCTGTCGCGCGAACAAGACAGCAGGCTTGGCTGTTGTTCCCCGATCCTTTGGTGCCGATCGTGATCTCGGAAAAATGGTCATCCCCAAACCCGCCATCATAGATCACCGTCTGATCCGCAGAGGTATCCGAATTAACGAGTTCACCAGATTGGATCTGGATGTTGCCGCCAATGCCGTCGATGGCAGAGAACCCGGCAAGCGCGGTCAGCAAGGTGCCATTTGCCACGGCCGAGAAATCATTCACGTATTCGGTCGAGGGAATGTTGAAGGTCGCTGAAACCATTCCAGCGGTACCGGCACCTTCGGGCCCCATCGTCAGAACGTAATCGCCGGGATCTGCCGTTGCGGGGTCGAATACCTTCCAACCGGTCCACAACGCCGGACCTGCTTCAAAGACCTCGGATCCGCTGTCGTCGCCGCCGCCCACGACCAGCGCGCCATAGTCGGCCGGCGCCGCGTCGTCGATCATCCAATAGACAAGAGATTTCTTGTTCATCGTGACCGTCGCGGAAACCGGCATGTTGGCCACATCGAGATCTGACACTTCGGCCGCCGCCTCGGTGATAGCGATCAAGAACTCTGTCGTGTCGCTGCCCTGAGAATTGCGGGCCTCGACCACGATCAACACCGAGTTTGCCGGCGTTGCCGGGGTACCGGTGATCTGGCCGCTACCTGCATTCAAGGACAAGCCAGGCGGCAAATCATCCGATGCCTCATCCAGCGCAAAGACCAGGTTCGTGCCGGTGAAATCAGCCCCAACGTCCAGTGACGAGATCGCCGTCGCCTCGGGATAGGATTGGTCCGCGATCCCGCCGGACGCCACCGGCGCGACATCGATCACCGTGGAGATCAGGAACGGCCGCGCATTCCCCTCGCTGTCCGTGACCAGAATGGATGTCACGTCGTCAACCGAGAGAACAGTGTTCGTCGCAACCGTCGAGCCGTTGACCTGGTACGCTGCGCTGACAATCGTGGCGGATCCGCCATTCGCGCTCGAGGCAAAATTGCCTGTATCGGTGAAGGTCGAGATGCCGGCGAGATTATCGGCCGCGTTCTCCCCGTGGTACAGCGTGCCCGACGGCGCGGTATCGGCCGTGATGATCTCCGGGGTCGCTAACTTTCGGGCACGCCTGGTCGACTGGATCCCGAAGCTCGCCCTGCCCCGGCCGACGGTAAAATCAAGCATGGCTCACCAGAGCGGTCAGCGCGCCATAGTTCGCCTGAGCAAAGACCCGGTTGGCACCGCTGACGCCCGGGAACAGGTCGGCCAGAGCTTCGTTCACGAATATCTGCGTGGGCGGCAAGATCACCGGCGCCGCATCAACGGCCGGCGCCGCGCCATCGACGCTTGGATAAAGCAACAAGGTCTGCGCGATCGACTGGTTCTGCACAGAGATATTCGTGACGTCCCCGGCCGTGATCTCTTGGGGCGCGAGCGCCGTTACCTTCTGCAGTTCATGCTTGGCCATCTGTTTTCCCTTTCATGGACAAGGTGATGGTGGTCAGGGCACCAGGTGCGCCCACTCCGGACAGGCGAGCGCGAAGGCCGCATAGGCGGTCTGGATCTCGTCTTGTGTCTGTTTGGTGTCGTGCCGGGATCTCGTCGGCAGGGAGGCTCCCCACTGCCGGCAGATCTCGGCTTCAGTCTCGGTAGCCGGCCCCGTCGTAGTCACGCACGCGCTCAGGCAGATCGCGATCAACGCGATCGCGAATGGCAGTCGCCTGTTCATGATCCTGTTCCTTGGCTTTCTGCCGCTCTTCCACGCGGCCCTTCTGTCTCTCGCGCCGCCCGTAGAGAAACGCGGCCGCGATCCCGCCAAGGACCGTTACGATCCACGGCAGGACTTGCGCGATCAGCGCCTCAATCACGTGGTGCCCCCCTTGGCCTTGGCGACACGGCCGCCGGCGAAGGTCGCGATATAGCCGCCCAGCCCGACCAGCAGGGTCTCGAGGTCCTTCAGATGGAAGGTCAGCGTGCCGGCTTCAGGATCGAAGACAGCAATCCCCTGCCCCGCGATCATGGCAAAGACGAGATACAGGACCATCCGCAGGGACAGCCCGCTGAACAGTGCATTCATGTCAGCCTCCTTTCAGGCTTCGTTCGTGGTGAGGGTGAGATCGCCGGGTTCCATCCTCGGCAGGAAGATCGGGCGTTCCGGATAGGTCGCGGGCCAGCGGCAACCGGCGAGCTTGCGGCTCTTCGAGATCCGCGCCCGGCTGACCGCGTTCGACTGGTTGCCGCCAAGCGCGTACCAGGTCGTGGCATCCTCCCCGATCAGGAAGAAGACGTGCCCGCCACCCTGGCGCTCGACGCAGCAGATCGCGCCAAAGGTCGGCGCGGTCTCGATGCCAAAGAGCCGCCAGTTCAGCGCCCAGTAAGGGTTTTGACCGAGCGCCCCCAGGAAGGGTTCATTCGGCAGCCCGATACGTATGCAGGTCTCGATCAGATCGCCGCACCAAGGGTAGACGGCCGGATCTCCGAGCGCATGGCCGTCGCTCGCGAGAAAGCGCTTCAGCTCGGCATTATCTCGCGTCTCATGCAGGCCGAGCACGCCTTCGGCGATATCCACCCACGGCAATCTGCCCTCGGTCACCAGCTGGCGCTGAGCGCGCCACGCCGCCTCAATCGCGGCAAGGGTGATGGGCCCCACGTAGGCGCGCGGCCGCAGCCCCTTCGATCTCTTGAAGGCAATGATCGCGCCGTCCGTCTTTGGACCGCGCAACCCATCGATCGGACCCGGATTGAATCCGAGATCCGCGAGCCGGGACTGCACCCGACGCACATCAAAATTCATGGAAATATCCTCTAGGCTCGTTTGCGCCGATATCGATCGGTCAGGTAGGAGGTCCAGATCGCGCCGTTCAGCGCGAGATACATCGGCACCCATGAATAGGTGCGCGGCGGTCGGTAGTTCATCAGGATCTCGACCTGCCCGGCCGCGTGCAGCACCAGCCCGCCGGCAAGGATCGCCAGAAAGAACCGGGCGTAACGGTGGATCCCGAGGGTATGGCGATGACGCAGGACCAGCGAAGTCAGCATCAGCGCCGAGATCGGCTCGAGGATCAGGAAAAGGAAACTGAGGATCACTTCCGGTCACTCCCGTTGGCGCGCAGGCGCAGCACTTCCTTTGCCAGCTCGACCAGCCAGTCGGTCGAGCTCATCATCCGCGCGGTGAACTCGAGCACGAACCAGACGGTGAAGCCGGCCACGGCCGAGCGCACCAGCGTATGATCGAAGTCATCCCCGCCAAGGCCGCCGAGGAACCAGATGTCATCGACCACCGGCGAGAAGATCGCGCCCATGACGATCCCGATCCACAAGCGATAAAAGGCGTTCTTCGTACCCTTTGGCGCCACCATGATCATCGAGGCAATGACACCGAGACACGCCCCGAGCGCCCGCGCAATCCAGCGAGCCTCGTCTCCGAAAAAGTCGTTCAATTCCGCCCCCTGTCGAGCTTGCGGGGTTTCTAAAGGGCCTTACTCGACCACAACGCCGTAGGTATTAGCCGCCAACCGTTCATAGAGCTCGATCAACGCAAGCCCGCTATCGGAGGCAAAGAGATCCGCCTCATGCATATCGAGCAGTTTGAGCGCCCCGCCAAATGGCTCGAGTCCGGAGCCGTTGCCTGCACCAACAGCTGGAAGGCCGGTCGATGCTGCGCCATCCGTCGCTGCCGTGGTCATCGTCTTGCCATTCACACGCAGCTTCAGCGTGGTCGCCCCGTCATAAGCAGCAACGATCACGTTCCAACCGTCCATCTTTGCAGACTGAGACAGCGAACCCGTGCCATGGTTCCAGAACGCTATGCCGGTATCGCCAAAACGCAGGTTCGTGGTCACCGTAGCACTGGTGCGATTGCCGAAAACACGCTCATAACCGCTGAGTGATGCATCTGGCTTGGCGATGGCAATCAGGGTGAAAGCCTCACTGAAGTCTGGCGCCACATCGAAGAGAAGCGCATCGCCACCGTCAAAGGTCGCCGCCGCGTAGCGGGACAGAATATGCGACGCATCAAATTGCGGCTTTTCACTCGCAACCGTCTGAGCCACCGCATAGGTGCCGGTGGCATCGATCAGCGCTGAAATCGCCGCGCCGTCAAGCGTTGCCTCGGCTTCCGTCACCCGCAGCGCGAAGTGTAGATCTGCGGCCGCACGGATCTGCGTGATCAGCGCCGTCGGGATCGGCAAGTTCATGTTCGAAGTCGTGGAAGGAACGGAATAGGCCATCAGACGGCAACCTCCTGTTGAACGGCGTAATGCCAGATGAATTCAGGGACCGCGAAACCCATGTCGCGGAACATCGAGCGCGGGCCGCGACAGCGGATCATGCCCCGCGCCCCGGCCCAATTGTCATCAGCGGTTTCGCCCGCATGGTTTCGGGCATAGCTCAGCAGCTTGTTCGCCGCTGCGCCGGGATCGGTCGACAAGGTGACTTCGATCTTCGAGAGCCGGCCGCCGCTGTCCGGCACCACGGCCACGTCAGAAATCGTCGCACCGCTGCTGTCATCGCTGTACTCAAAGCCATAATCAGAAACCGCCTTGACCCAGCCGTCCCCCGGTTGTCCGGCGCCCGGATCAAACTCGATATCCATGCCATTCGTCTCATAGGTAAGAGTGATGACCGCCCCGGCACGAGACGCTGAGAACGCGAGTGTGTCCCAGCCTGCACCCGCGATCAGACGCTGGTGCACATCGCCGATTGCTGCACCTACCATCATGCGGCTTTCCGCATCGAGATGAATGTCGCTGTCGGTTAAGCGCCCCTGATACATTGGCGCGCTTATCTTGACCTCTTCCGGTCGACTGGCTGCGACCGCAAGTTGATCAAGCGCAACATCATCGACGGTACCGCCCTCATCGCCGACTTCGTTGATCTGTGCCAGCAGAACCACAGGCGCCCCGGCCTGCCCAGTTGCAGTCTGGATGTCACTGCGCAGATTGTCACAAAGCGTATCCAGCGCCGCCTGATAACCTGCAGACCAGCTTTCGCCCTGGATGTAATGCACGGCCGTCGCCTGTACTGTTCGCCCGTAGAGCGCCGCAAGGTCCACCGCGCGCACATGATGCGCAATCAAGTTCTCATAGCTCGGTTGACCCTTGGCAAAAGTCGCAATCGTCTGCCCCCCGTGCCAGTCCACGTGACAGGCGATCCCAGGGCCAAGAGCGCCGCGCGCCCGATAAGCGGCCTCGAGGCCAAATGCGATCATTCCACCTTGGTTCTGCGGATTACCCGTGCCTGAGGTAAAATCCTGCCATGGCAGGAAGTCGACTAGAACGCTCGTATCCGCCTCCGATCCGGCCGAGGCGGTCTGGAACACAGCAGTGCCGGTGACCGTCGAGAACCCAAGAACGGAATTCTGGAACGGCGCACCGGTCAGCTTGCGCGGGTTGACTCCCGGCGTACCGCCTGTGCCAGCGTTTGACTGCCCCATGGTCATGCAGATCTCGATCGGCCCAGGCGCGCGAGCGATCGCCACGGCGGACGCGCCAAGTCGACGCTCAGCGACCTCTGCCATAAACCCGCCGAGCTGAGCCACCAACCCAACGCGCATCGTTCCAACATCATGCGCCATGAAGGCCGTTTGCCCGCTGCGCAGGGTAACAGTCCCACCGGCCTTTTCGATCAATGCGCCGGCGGTTTGCTTCGCAACCTCGAAAGCCAGACCACCTGCCCCGGCCTGCTCATCCCAACCAAGCCGGACCTCCCCCCCAGCGCCCGTGATGATCGGCTCGATTGCGAAACCGTCTTCTGCGGTACCATCACCAACATCGAGGCTCAAAAAGCCGCCTGCCGCCAACCGCGCGAGATGGTCGATATAGCCATGGACGCGGCCATCCGGCCCCATCCACGCGACCGGCCATTGCAAGACACCATCTTCGCCGAGAAGATCCGACTTCCCATCCAGCGCGGTTTTCTGAGCGGCGCTGACCGGCTTGGCGCTATCCGAGGTGTTATTCACGTTGGATAAAGCGAGTAAGGCTTTGACCTGCGCCGCGGTCAAATCTTCCGGCGCACCGGTTCCGGCGGCCGAACGCCCCTTGAGCGTTTGGGTCGCCATATCGGCAAGCTTTGCGTTTTCGATACTGTTCAGTCCGGCAAAGCCTTCGGGCAAATCAGCCGTCTTCACCCATTCATCAGACTGATACTCGTATACGCCGTTGTTCGCCCCGTCGCTTACCACGAAACCGATGTCGCCATCCGTTCCGGAAAACGCCTGCAGGCCGGTCAGATCATCCTGGTATGTCACCACGCCGGCCGCGATCATGCTCATCATGCGGTCGAGCAGATCCACCACTTCGTTTGGATCGGGCTGATGGGTGTCAACGGGAGGGTTCCCGCGAAACACGTCGCGGGGTGTCAAAGTCACCATGATGTCCTCTTGAGGTTAGGGGCCGGGAGCCGTGACGGTCACGGATTGAGGGCCGGACAGGGTGCCCGGCTTCTCACTGCTGTTGATCGGCTGAACCCAGTAATAGAAGGTGCCGGTGCCCGGCAGGGCATCGGTGTAGCTGTCACCATCGCTCGGAATTCCATATTCTGTATGGATCAGGCTTGCCGCTCCGAACGTCGAGCTGGTTGCCTTGTAAATCCGGGTGCCGAAGTAATGCGCATCGTTCGGGGCCACGAAGGAAATGAGCACGTCGTCGTCGACCTGGTCGACCGTGAAGCCGGAAAGATCTCCAGGCGCAACCGGATCGATAACCGTCTCAATCTCAATGGGGGTCTCTGGCGCCCAGTCGGATACGCCAGATCCGGATGACCGGTTGCGGATCTGAGCCTCGATAGTCACGCCATCCGCAAAACCGCCGAGTTGGTGGCGATCAGTGCTGACAGCCGTTTGCGATGACAGCCAATAGGTCTCGCCTGTCTCGCGATATCGGATCTCCTGCGTATAGGCCGCATCCTGCTCATCCCAGGTGAACAGGATCGTGCCGTTCTCCAAGGCACCGCCCGCGAAAGTCGTGGGCGCCGGCACCGATCCGTCATTCGTCACCGATCCATAGGCCGGTCGCGCAGGTTCCTCGAGCGCCGCGTCAAAGTCGAAATCAGACGGCTTCACCGAATTCGCCGAGAGGGTGAAGGTCGACACGTTTTCGCGGGCCAGCTCACCGATCTCGAAATACTCGTCGATCCCCATTTCAGGGTGCACCACCCGAATGAAACGCTGGGCCCGACCGTTATCGCGCCCCCCGAGGATCTCGTAACCGACCATACCAAGCGTTCCGCGCAGCTGGTATTGCGCCCGCTTGGTCTTTGCGAGCCTCTTGTTTATCCGAGACGCTTGGTTGTGATTGGTGATCATGAAGAGCTGCGGCTCATCCTTGACCGGCTTTGCGACATCGTTCTCGACCCAAGTCCCGCTTGGCGTCTCGCGCCATGCATTTTCCGGTTCCGTATAAACAGCGGCCACTTCGTCCGGTGCATCTGCACCCCACTGCCCCTCGGAAATCTCGAAGGCGAAGAAATCGTCCGGCCCCAGTGTCAGTGTCGGCTCGATCCAGCGCCCAACCGTGAATCCGACCTTGCCATCGGTGCGCTCGTAAATGAACGCATCGCAGGCGGCCGCGAGCTGGGCGCGCTGATCCTCGAAGGTCTGCTCATCCGAGAGCGTGCCATTCAGCACCCATCGCGGTTGCGTTCCCGCTTCCGCATTGGTGATCGAAACGTCGCTGGCATTGGCCTCATCTGCGACCTCATCCCAATCGACACTCTTGCCCAGCACGTTGACGATCCAGTCGGCCAGCACCAGCGCTGCATTATTCTTGAACCCGGTGCTGTCGTCACGCGGGTCGAAGAGATCGTTCTTGCCGTCGATCACAGGCGCATAAGCCCATTGCCGGCCGTTCGGATAGATCTCGGTAAAGGAGGCTTGTGGCGGTCGCTTGGCCCAGATTACAGCACCCGCGAGACCTTTGAAGTCATGTGCACTGGTGATCTCGGAAAAGGCAGCATCAAGACCAGCATCGACCGCCTGCCCCGACCCGCCCGTGAAGGGATTGATACGCCCGTATCCCGCCATAGGCGTGGCCGCGACATTGCTGAGCAACTGATCGCTTTCGGCGGTCAGCGATGTGGTGCGTTCATCGAGCCAGTGCTCGACAAAGCCTTCGATCTCATGGGCTGCGAGGATCGGCACGTAATACCGCTTACCACCGGTGAACCCAGTGAAACCGATTGGCCCGCCCTTGCGCGTCCGCCCCCAGACATACTGGGCATAGCTGACAGGCTGGGCGAAGTTCACCATCTGCGCCGCCGGCGGCGGCAGGCTAGGTGTTGGCGCCAATGCGGCGGCAAGCGCGGAAAGGCCAACCGCCACCACCGTCCGCACCACGAATCCGCCTATAGCACCACTGGCAAAGGTCGCACCAAGACCATAGGCGGCCGTTGCCGCGATCGCCGCCCCCTGCGCCACCCCAAGCGCACCTGCGATGAATCCGACAGCGGGTCCAGCTTCAGCAGTAGTAGGCGTCAAAGCTGTCGTGCAGAGCAGCGCAGCGATCAGCAGCTTACTCTTCATAACCGACCCCCCAAACAGCCAGATCGCCATATCCATCGACCAGCACGTCGGCGCGCCGTGGATGGACGGTAGTGACCCCCATCGGCCCCTTGCATCCCCAGGCGTTACCAAGCCAGAGCGCTCCGCAGGTTTCGACACGATTATCCGGCGAGAGTATCCGAACGATAGCGACGTCCCCCTTCGCCGCACGTGCGGCACGCGGCAGGCCGCCAATGGTTTCGAGGCAACGTTCGATCGCAGCAATTGGATTACGATAGAAGCCAGTTTCGCGCTGACAGCTGCCCCGGCTGTCATAGGTGCCCCGAATATGCGCGGCAGGATCAACACCCTTCACCCGCTGCACCCAATCTGCCAGACAAAGCATGCAGTCGCTTTCTCCCCAGATGAACGGCTGACCCGCCCATCTGTGCAATTCCTGATACAGCGGCGTCATCCGAACAGCTTCTCTTCCTCGAAGTCGCTTGTTGGCATGAACTCAAGCGATGGATTTGCCTCGCCGATCAGCTTTGCGTGCCCCTCGGTGTTCAGCACGATGCGCCGCGCCGCACGGCGGTTTTCCGACCACGCCTCGAATGTCACTGATATCGATCGATCCTGTGCGCCACTCGCCGAGAAGACCAGGGAGCGCATGACACGCTGCATCCACTGCACCGGCGCCACCGTCGGCGCGTAGAATTCCGACTGCGAATTGATAGGCTGGACATAGAAGGTGATCGCACGGCCCCGGATGTAATCGAGACCAAGCGCCTTGATCTGCGCGATCAAACTGTCCGCATCGGGATCCTGAAAGAAGGATAGAGTCGCCGACCCCTCCGGCGCCTGCCCCTCGAGCGCGGAAGCGAGACTGGTGACACTGGCAAGCTGAGAGCCATACCAAGAGTTACCATTGATATCGCGAAAGATGCCATCAACCCCAACGATGAAACGCGCCGGCCCGTCAGTCGTATCAATCTCACAAAGATCAAGCGCCGCCCGCACGTGGTCGCTGTAATCGTATCCGGCTGGAAAGAAGCTCATCGCGACAACACCTCGCGAAACGAGAGTTGAACCCGCCCAGCTATTCCCGGACCATAGCCCATGCGACCCATGCCACTCTCAAGAGCTTCGAATAGGCCTTCTCCGCGCAGCTTTATGACATCCCCCGCAGCGATGGGTGCGCGGAGCGGCATCTGAACCCCGAGATCGTACACACCCGCCGAAATCGCTGTCACATAGGTGACTGCAAACGGCCAATAATTATGGCTCATGATCTGCCCCGGAACGGGGACTGCCGCCGCGTTCTCGATCCGTATTTCTGTCGCACCAGCTGACGCCGATTTCTTGGCAGAGCACGTCGGAACATACTCGAAACCGTATCCCGTTGAGAACGGCTGCCCGGTAGAAAACGGCGACCCCGAGCCAGTGAAACCAACACCGGTATCTGAGAGACGAAAAGCTGCTGGATCACACATTCGGATCCGGTACATACCTATCCGACCCTGCGCCTGCGCACGGATGGCACGCCACTGCGCGACGGCCTTGCCTTGAAGGAAAATGCCGGGACCTCCTGTCCATCTCGGAAAGGCGTTGTAGAGCGTCTGACTGGCACCGGAATTGGCTTCGCCAAGCGACTGCTCATGCCAATCGATATCCCAGTCAAAATTAGCCGTTCGCAGAAATCCAAACGGGATCGTTATGATGGGACGCTGCATTAGCCTTTTCTCGCCGTGTAGTTCCGCAGGTTTGCCGCCGTTTTTCGATCCTGCGCCTGCATTCCGACGCCCACGCCTCGCGCGACCACCTGTCCACTGACGCGCTCGATGACAGGCACGATGTTCCCGCTCTGATCCACGCTGACCGTGACATGCACCGAACCGCCACCCGACATCATTTGATTGCTGCGAGCGGCGCTGAACACTTGCGAGCCGCGCGGTAGGTTTACGACCTCTGGACCGCGCTCCCCCACGATGGCGGGCCCGCCCTGGTGAAAACTGGTACCGGTCGCAAGGAACGGGAGCTTCACGTTGCCGAAAAGCGACGTGAAAGCTTGCTGAGCATAGAGCTGAGCAAGCTGCCCCAGTAGTCCCGCCAACGCGTCCTTGGCGCTGGACGAACCTGTCACAATGGAGGCGAACATATTTGAAAGCGAACTTTCCAGAGTTCTTGAAGTATCGCTTAATTGCTTGGTGCTCTCATCGAGCGCCTTGACAGCGCGATCGCGCACATCTTCCGTCACGATCTCCGGAAAAAGCCGGTGCAGCTCGTTGATCCGCTCGAGCTCGATCGCGTATTTCTCGGCATTGGTGCGCGTACTATCAAAGAGCCGCTCGGCTTCCTGCAGCCCTTCATTGATCGCGGTCCGCGCAGCGCCCCCACCGCCGCGCCCCGGCTTTGGCTTGGTCGGCCCTTCCTCCGGCGGCAAGAGATCACTGCCGGACAGGCCCTGATCGTAAAGCGGCACCCCAATCGTCACCCCCGCCGCTTCGGCGCGCAGGTCCGCCATCAGCTTTGCCGCCCGGTCGGTTTCGTTCGACAAGTTGATCATTTCCTGCAGGGCAAGTTTCAGATCATTGGGAATCTCGCTCAGCGGCACCTGCGCCTCTTCAAGCACGGTCAGGATCGCCTGCAGCGCCGCCTGCTGTTCCGGAAAGCCTTCGGCGGTAAAGAGGTTCTCAAAGAGCGCCTTCAGATTTTGCGCATCTTCGCGCCCGACCTTCAGATCCTTCTGAATACGCTCGAGTGTGTTCTCATAGCGCAGCCCGGCGTCGCTCGAGGACATATAGCCCGTGATCAGATCATCGAGCAGGCCGACCTGCTCGCGCAGCCGCTCGGCCGCCTGATCGGCGCGGATCTCAGCCTGAGCCAGAGCGAACTGGCGCACGCGGTCTGCCGCTTCGCCGTATTTCTGCGTCAGCTCTTCCATGTCGAGCTGCAGGAACTCGATGCCGGATTCGAGCAGCTTGATGGTCTCGCCGAGTTCCTTGATGCGATCGTCGAGCGTCTGGCTGCCCTCACCCATCATCAGGAAAGCCGCCGCGACCGGGATCCCGATCGCCGCAACGGTGCCGAGCAACGGCGCCACAAGCCCCAGAGATCCGCCGAGCGCACCAAAGCCACCGAGCAATTGCGGCAGCTGCTGACCAAAGGCACGCGCTGCACCGGCACCGCCCTGCAGCTGCACCGCGATATCACCAATCTGGTTTGCAGTGTTCTGCAGCACGAACCGACCCGCGCCGGCGGACTTAGACATATTGTTCAGCCCGTTAACTGCCCGGTTCGCGTTGGCAGCAATCTGCCGTCCGGACTTATCCCAAGCATTTTGCGATGCAATCGCCGCATCGCTGACGCTTTTCTTGCCGGATGCCATCTGACGCTCAAGTCGCCGGAGATTGGCTTCCATCCTAATAAGAAGGACATCTTCAACTGCCTGCGTCATCAGTTCACGGCCTCCGGTTCATAGCGATCGAGGATATCAAGGAACTCATCCTCGCTAATGAAGTCGGCTTGCTGCTTGGAGCCGGCGTTGAAGCCGCGCACCAGGTTGACAAAATCCGCGTAGCGCAGCGCGCGCAGATCTTGCGGCGACATGTTGAACACGTTGCAGATCTGCGAAATCTCCGAGAACTTGTGTGGCGGCGGAACGTCCCGTCCACCTTCGGCCTGGTCCTCGTCTTCCTCTTCAACACCGATCATGAGATCGGCAAGGATCGCCCCGGCGACGCGCGCATTGTCCATGTAGGGGCGCGTATCAAAGTGGTTCTTCATCAGCCGATCGGCATTAACGACCGAGAGCCCGCCCCCGATCAGGCCGAGCCGGATCGTATGATAAACATCCTTGATCCCGAAGCGTCCGACCGTGACCCGCTGAAAGACGTGACCGATGCCTTCCCCGATCGCTTCCTCGAGATCCAGAACGCCACCGAAGGCGAGCCGGAAATGCCTCTCTTTCCCGGCCCACTCCAAAACCAGATCAGCCATCAGCTGGCGTCAGTCCAGACGCGCTGACCGGCACCCGAAATCGACGCGGTGAAGCGCACCTTGCCCGAGCTTTCCTTGTTGATCTCGAGCTGCTGCAGATAGGCAGGCAGCGTCCAGAACCCGCCGTTATTGGCGGCACTTTCGTCGAGGAAGATTTTGATGTTCTTCTCGGTGCCGCCATCGGCCCAGGCACGCCACGTCGGCCAAGCCTCGGTCGCCACCATGCCGGAGATTGTCGCGGAGGTATCCTGACTTTCGAGGTGACGCACGATCGCGGCCGGCACGTCGAGCGGATCATCGCAGTCAAGCACCGTTTCCTCGCCGAGATTGTTGGTCAGTGTGACACCAAAAGAGTTCGCGCCACAGGTATGCGCGAAGGTCTCGGTTGGATCGCCGCCGTCGCCAAGCTGGATGACCAGCCGCGTTGTCTGATTTCCTGTTCCCATATCAGGATCCTTTCTTTGCCGCAGCGGCAGTTTCGATTAACTCGGCATCGCCTTTGGCAACCAAAGCCTCGGCCGACTTTTTGGGCAGGTTGACCTCTGCCCCCTTCTTGAAGCTCTGCGACTTCCCGGACGAAATCCGAGAATGCGCATCCTTTAGAATGCGAACCATCATTTTTAACTCTCCTTGAATGCCTTGCTGATCGAGCGCGAGATCTTCGACTTGACGCTACGCCGGCGCGCCCGCCAGACCGGGTAGAAGAACGGCCGCGCCGGCATGTTCACCGTCCCGAACTCATGGAATTTTGCGTAGAAAGCCTCATCACCACCGGCATAGATCGTGATCCGCATCGCACCGTATTCCGTGCCGCCGACCTTGCCGATGGTCAGCGTCCCGGCCGGTGCCTCACCCCATGTCCAGCCGATCGAGGCCGCGACCCGTCCGGTCTCACCATAAGGCGCGCGAGCCCATATCTCCTCGACCAGATCATTCGCGGCATCTTCCATCGCCGCGCGCACGTTGATCTTAATGTTCTCCGGAATTGCCGCCCAACGGCGCTGGAACCGATCGAGGCCCTCCACCCTAGTCATGAAAGCTCTTCGAGATCCGCGACCACGGTCACGACGCCATGCGCGGTTGTGCCGTCCGCATCCCTGAAGACCCGCATGCCATCGATCCGGATCAGGATCAGCGCATTAACGCTCAGCTCGAGCTCTGCCTTGTGAAGCGCAGCCTTCACCGCGTCGCAGATCTTCTTGCACGGGCTCAGCCGCCCTTGATCCCGCGACCAGCAATCGAGCTGCAGTGTCTCGATCCGCCCGTTGATGCACTCGCTGTCATCCTCGAGCGTATCGGACGGGCCGAATGTAATGCAGGGATAGCCCCGACCCGACGGCATGCCGTCATAGATCTTGTCACCGACCAGCGCCCCCACACCGGGATCCGCGACGAGCGTTTGATACACCAACTCCTGCAGCTCATCCGAGATCGACATCAGATCGCGACCCCGCTCTCAGCCACCAGCCAGATGTATTGGCGATCGGTGATCGCATCGACTTCGCGCAGGTTATACTCGACCGGCTTTGTGCCCCCGTTACCATTCGGCATGGTCCGCTTCAAGTCACGCAGCCGCCAGTCGGTCGTGATCTGCCGCGCGGCAGCGCTCTGGCGCAGCCGGATCTTGTAGCTCGCCCGCCCCGACAGCCGCGCGCCCTCGACCCCCTCGGATCCGCGCTGGTAGATCACCTCGACGAACCGCTCGAATTGCTCTTCCCACGCGGTCTCGACACCGCCGCGACCATCTGGCGAAGAAATCGGCGCATCGAAGGCCACGCGATCGCGCATCGGGCCAGCGCCCTTGCCGCTCACACCCAAAACACCAGCTCCCGAAGCATATCGGTAACCCCATGCGGGATCTCTTCGACCGAACCACCGGCAAACAAGGCTTCGCGGTGCAGAAAGTAATGCGCGACGAGCAGGCGCAGCGCCCCCATCAGCTCGTCGGGCAGATCTGTCCCGGCGTCGCCATATCCCGCGATCACGTCGATCTGAACGCTGGCCAGATCATCCCGCGTCACCGGCCATGAAGATCCATAAACAGGATGCAGTTCATTCGGCATTTCCGAGGCGATCAGGCGATAGTCAGCCGCATCGAGCGTCTGCGTATCACCCGCGCCGTCGACATAGGTCACCTTGTCGATCGACTGGACCGGCCAGACCGGGATTTCGATGCCACAACGCCCGAAGCCGTTCAGGTTCAGACGCATGGTCTGCGTGATCAGCCGCAGCCGGGTAAAGTTCTCGATCCGGCGCGTCGCCAGCCCGATGAAGCTATCGATCAGATCATCCTGTTCGGTTTCATCCGCCTCGAGGCGAAGATGCGAACGCAGGATCGGATCGGCACTTGTCGTCGGCTTGGCGCCGGGCCCGCTGATCAAGGTAACAGACAAGGCCGTCTCAGCTCTTCTTGGCGTATTCGGCCGCACCGCGGCTTACAAAATGCGCCGCCGAGCTTGCAACCAGCGACTTTCGCGCGCCCTTGGCATAGCTCTCTTCATCTGCCGTGCCTTTGCGCTCATCGTCGACCACGTAGTCGCGCGTGAACTCGACCATGACCTTCTTCTCGACATCCGCCATGTCATTCCCCTTTCAAAGCTCAAACGATCAGGGCCGACAAAAGCCGGCCCCATCGTGTCAGGTTGTTTCAGGAAGTGCCGGATCAGACGCCGACGATCTCGGCGACGCTGGGAAGATCGCCATTCGAGGCCGGCGCATAGCGCGGATCGAGACCAAGCACGATCGCGCTGCTGTCGCAGTTCGCCGTGCCGATGGTCATCGACAGACGGACGTGGCTGAAGTCGTTTTGCAAGTCCAGGTCTTCGGCATTGCAATAGATCACCGCCTGCTTGTCGTCATCGCTGCCCGCCTTGGTCAGCTGCGTGATCGCCGCGCCGTCGATATCCTTGGCACCCGTACCGCTGGAATCGGACGCCTGCTCGAGCTTGGCATCGATCGTCGCGCTGGCGCCGAGCGTACCGGCCTGAACCACAGCCATGATCGACTGAAAGTCCGACATCGAGATCCAGCCGGTTGTGAGCGTGCCGGCCGCGTTGGCATCGGGATCGACGACGCCGACAACGGCGACGCGATCGGAGGGAAGTTGCGTTTTCATGAGGAATTCTCCGCTTTAAGGGAAAGTCAAAGGCGCGACCCGGATCAGGTCGCGCCGAGGATCGATCAGGCGCGCTCGGCCAGCATGACCACATGCGACTTCGTCGCGCTGCGGTTATACGGCTGGACCGGCGCCGAGAGGTGCGGCTGACCGCCATAGCGGAACATCCAGCGGAAGGCTTCGGTCGCGTAGTCGAAATAGAGGTGGATCGACGAGGCGAACTTGGCACCCGAGGCCCGGCGCACACCATATTGACCTTTCGGCGAGACCAGCTGGATGTCGCCCTTGTCGCCAAGAGTGCTGGCGAACTCGCTGAAGCGCACCGGCAGACCGAGCAGGAAGCCACCCGGCGCTTCGGCCAGACCGTTCGGCGGCATCCAGATCGGCTTGTCGCCGAGCGTCATCGTCATCAGCTGCGGCAGGCAATCCTGATTGATCAGCCAGAACGGACGATCCCCCGGCACGATCAGCAAGCGCGAATACATCTCGATGACGTTGATCGGGAGGATCGTGTCTGCCGCCTGCGCATTCGCCTTCGGAATGGTCAGCGCCGCCTTGCCGTTCATCCAGCCGAGCGGCTGACCGACGCCGGTACCAGCAACGATCGAGAGGTTCTTCTTCCAGCCGATCGCCATCGCCGCCTTGTTGGTCAGACGGTTGCGCAGACGCATGGCATCCTCGAGCAGCTCTTCGGTCGCCGTCGCAAGGCAGTAGAGCTGGTGCAGCGGCACGTTGCGCCCTTCATCGGCGAGCTTGCTCGCTTCCATCTTCGAGCCTTCCGCGCGCCAGTAGGCCTTGATGCCGGCCGTGCCCCAGGGCGTCGTCTCATCCGCCGTCAGCTTGACCTCGCGTGCGCTGGTCGGCTCTTCGTCGATCAGCGGGCCGAACTCGTCATAAGGCGTGATCAGATCCCAGATATCATTCTGGAACTGCGGCGGCAGAAGGAAGCCTTCGCCGCTGGATCCGCCGCCCTCATGGGTATTGGTCAGCGCGCCGAGACGTTCATCGACAATACCGCCGACCTGACCGGCCCGCACCGCGCCATGCACGGCAACGGCAAATTCACCGAGATCCGCAAAACCGCCGGTCAGCGCCGGATCGCTGTCATGCACAGCGTTGCGACCGCCGGTGCGCGGCGCGGGAGATCCGCCAGCCGGCAGACCTTCCATGCTGCGACGGCGCTCCTGCATCTTCTCGGCCTTCGCGATATCGGCCTTGACGGTCTCGATCTCATCCTCGATCGCCGCGAACTGCTCATCCTGCTCCGCCGTGAATTCACCGCCGGCCGCTTCCGCTGCCTTGACGATGGTGTTGCCTTCCGCCTTGAGCTCAGCGAGGCGCTTCTTGAGTTCAGCGAGTGTTTTCATGCTGAAGTTACTCCTGTTGCACCGGGACAAAGCATATCCTTGACGCTGCGCCCGGCGCGCATCGCCTCGGTGACCAATGGTCGATGTTGGGTTAGTTCAGAGCAGCGCGAGCCGCGCCCGCGCCGTGCTGGCGCGCCTCGGCCGCCCGCCCTTGGCGGCGCGTGCAAGCGTCGCCTCGAAAGTATCGATCCTGTCCGCCATGCCGAGCCGGATCGCGTCGCGCGCTTGGTAGGCCCGACCGCCCCCGAAATGCGTTTCGCTCTTCTCAGGATCCGCACGCACCGTCGCCACCGGCACGCCGCGATTGCGCGACACCGCCTTGACGAACATGTCATAGGTGTAATCGGCCCCGGCCTGCCGATGCTTCAGCGCCGCCTCGTCGAGCGGCCCGACCGCGCCCTCGGCCTTGCGCGGGCCCGACTTGATCAGCGTCCGCGTGATCCCCTGTTTCTTCAGCGCCTCGCTCAGATCGTCGTGCATGCCGTAGACCCCGATCGAGCCAACCGAGCCCGACGGCGTCACGACGATCTCATCAGCCGCACTTGCCAGCCAATAGGCGGCAGATGCCGCCAGCGTATCGGCAACCGCGATGATCGGCCGATCCGCCCGGCGCGCGCCGTAGATCTTCTCGGCCGTCTCCGCGACCAGATCGACCACACCGCCTGGGCTGTCGATCCCGATCACGATCGCCTGCGCGTTCTGATCCTGCGCCGCTGCGTCAAACGCCTTGCCGAACTGCTCGAGCGATGCCCCGCCCGACATGCGCGTCATCATGCCCCCGCGCGGAAACACCGTGCCCTCGAGGCGCAGCACATGCACCGGGCCCCGGCGCCCCGCGACCGGCTCGGCCGCATAGAGCGGTTCGTTGTCCTCGCCGCCCCAGTCACCAGCGCTATTCGACGCGCGCAGGGCCAGCAGGTTGACGATCTCGTCGGCTTTTGCTTCGTCGATCAACCACGTGCGCTGCGCGGCAGCGGCGAGGATACGTTCAATCTCATGCGGCATCTTTCACAAGCTCCAATCTTGGTCGGCCCCCGTTGCGCGCGACCGAGCCGCGCAGGAATGCGATCGAGTTCTCGATCGAGGATCGCTTGTCGCGCTCTCTCTGATCGGATCCGGCGCCTACCGGCACCATGTTCAACGGCTCGACATAGCGATCACCCGCCGGGCCAATGCCGTTCTTGCGCTCGGCGCGCAGAATGTCGTTCACGCTCAGCCAGCCCCACTGCCGGCCCTGCGCATAAGCCTCGTAGCGCGACTTGAGATCACCGCGCAGAAGGCTCTCGACGTTGAACTCGAAGTAATGCGCCGGATCCTCGATCAGGAACTTGCGCACCGAACGCTCGATCAGCTCGAGGATCGGGCGCAGCGTGTCGGTCACGAACTCGAGGCTCTGGTGCTCGATATTCGAGAAGGTCGCCCGGTCCATGATGCCGACCTTGTGCGGCGGCACTCGCCAGATCCGCGTGAGATCAATCCAGAGCTCTTTGCGCGTCTCGAGGAACTGCGCCTCTTCGGCGGTCAACCCCATCCGATACGGTTTCATGCCGTGCTCCAACGCCGCAGGCTGGTGCCGGTTCTTGCCGGTCGACCATTTCCGGATCGCGTTGATAAAGTTTTTCTTGCTGTCCGGATTGGCAAAGCTCGACTCCATCGTGAAGACGTAAGGCGGCGTCGCATCATTGGTGAAAAGAATATTCGCGTATCGCTGCAGAGCGATCGCCACGGCCACCGCTTCGCGCCCGTCGTCGAGGATCGGCGAAGTGCCCTTCAGGTCATCGACCATCGGCGGCAGCGGGATGTGCCAGACCTCCTCAGAGAGCAGAACTCGCTCGCGCCCCCAGCGATCAGAGAACCGGAAGCGCTTCTCGCGTGTCGAGAGCTCTTCGACGATGACCTGGGACGGCTCCAATCGCCAGAGCTCGGCGATATTGCCGGCACCGTCGCGGATGATCTCGGCATAGAAATCGCCCTCGGCCTGCAGATCATCGACCAGCTGAAACAGGAACTCGAAACTGGTCTGGCGCGGGTTCGGATCCTCGAGCAGACGCGCAACAGGATGCAGATCCGCGCGTTCTACCGTCGTGCTGTCCACCCGGCGAAATACCCCGAACTCGAGGCCGGAGACAGATTCAGCGAGGATCTTCAAACAGTCGCGGATCACCGGCACCTGCCGGGCCCGTTTGACCGAGACATCGACCATGATCTCGCTGCGGCGGCCAACTGCGCCCGGAAACCACCGATCATCGCTCGCATCGCGCTTGACGTCGCCGGCATCTGCCATGTCGCGGCCACCAAAGATGTTGAATAGCGCCACGTCAGGCCACCTCGTAATCATCAGGGATCGTCACGGTCGATCCGTTTGCCGCAACCGGGTTCCAGCTCATCAGCTGGACGCAGTTGAACAGCGCCATCAGCGGGTCGATCTTTGCCGTCCCGCTCTGCGCCTTTGTCACGATCACGGCATTACCGCGCGACTCGGTTTTCGCATTGCCAACGCACCACGACATGATCCGCTGACCGCCATGTATCATCGAGCCGTTCTTCAGCTTGACTGGCGTCGACTTGATCGCCGCGTTCAACTTGTAGCCTTGGCTGATTGCGCGGATATCCTCGATCGAGAATCCCGCCTCGATCAGCGCATCAACGATCTTCGCGACGCCTTCCGGATCCATCCCGATCCCATCCTCGTCAGGCAACAGCCCCGCTGCCTCCAGCTGCAGGCAGATATCGACGATCTCCGGAATCGCCTCATCCTCGAGGTTATCGACCAAGGTCAATTCGCCCTCTTTCTCGAGCGCTTCGAGTTCCGGCTTGATCGACTTGCGCAAGGTCAGAACGTCCCGATCGGCCCACGCCTTACCCCAATGCTGCCAGACCTTCGTGTCCTTGTGCCGGCCCATCACCCCGAGACCGAGCAGGGCATCAAGACCGCCCCCATCGACACCCACGACGCAGACATCCGGCGTCGCCATGATCGTTTCCAGCGTGATCGGCTTGGTGGCCTTTTCCCAGTAGTCGACCCCGACCCATCTGCCGGTATTCATGCCGATACCGATCTCGACGTTCAGGTGCTGCGACGCAAACAGCGCGACCGCTTCGGGCCCCTCGCGCTCGGCCTTTCGGAGATCGTTGATCAGATCCTCGAGGAACACCGAATGCCCAAGGTTCGGATTGATCAGGTTCCACGTCCTCGGATCCCGCCATTTCTCTTTCTCGACCATTTCGCGCGGCAGCTCGTACATCACCGCCAGCATCGGCAAGCGGATCTCACCGTCGCGCACCGCCCGCGCTGTCTGAAGCTCCATTTCGAACTGGCCGACCGGGCGCTCTTTCGACTGCGTCGTGATCTGCAGAAAGAACCCTTCCGGCCGCGACTTCAGACCGCCGCGCAGCTCGATGAAGATCTCCGGTGCCTTATGCTTGCTGCCGAGCACATGGGTCTCGTCAACAAGGATGTAACAGCCCTTGGATCCCGTCACGACGTCACCATCGGCCGAGAGGATCATGATCACCGCCTCGGTCACCAGATGCGTGATCTGTTTCTGGTGATCCTGAGTCTTGAACAGCTTCTTCAGGTTGTCATCGAGCGCGATGATCCCGCGCGCCGTCTTGAACGCGATCCCCGCGATCTTCTGCGTTGGCGCGATCAGCAGCAGCTCGGCCTGCGGCCGTTCGTTCATGATCGCCGCCGTGACGATGATCCCGGCCGAGATCGCTGATTTTCCGTTCTTCTTTGGCACCAGCAGGAAGAACTCGCGCAGCATGCGCCGTTTCGTCTCCGGATCGTAACTCCCGAAGATCACCCGAACGAAATCCAGAACCCAATCTTCGCAGATCTCGCCGAAGGTCGGCGTGCCCGGCAGATCCGGCACCTTCAGACGCTTGAAGATCCGCAGCGCCTTCTCGGCGACAGCATCGAAGAGCGGCAGATCAGGGATAAGCGACCGCCCCTCGAGAATGCGCTCTTCCCAATCTGGAACAGCCGTGTTCCACGCGGGATCAACGCCCATTTCTTCATAATCGAAGTCGAAATCCAACATCAGGAATGCAGCCCCGGCTTCAGATCATCACCCCAACCGTCGTCGGATCCACCATCCGCGACGCGGCCGGCGTCCTGCCGTTCCTGTTCTTTCTTGCCGATCGGCTTAGACTTGCCCGGTTTGCGTTGCGCGTCTCGGATCTGTGCGGCCGTCTGCATCATGTCGTTTTTCTCGATCATCTGGTTCAGAAGGCGCTGCGCCCCTACGTTTCCGGTCTCGGCCTGCGCCATGACCTTTTCAAAGCGCCACGCATCGAGCCGATCTCGCTGCAAACTGCGCGCCTTCAGTTCCGAAAAATAATACCTGTTCAGCGTCGGCACCGAGCAGTGAATCGCATTGGCAATCCGATCCTTCGACCAACCGAGAGCCAGTAACATCATGACTTTATTGCGGTTTTTCTGATCTGGCTGGTGCGCTGGCCGCCCCCGCTTTCCAGAAGGCAGGCGAACAGGATCACCGAACAGGTCGAATTGTTCGTCGCTCACAAAAAAAATCTCCGAATGATGGGGATGCGGGTCTGGGGGAAAAGCCCCTTCCAGCGATTACACCCCCCTACCCCTAGTGCTGACCGGCCAACGGCCACCATATGTAGGTGACCCTAAGCCAGCCCACGCCGCTCGAGGCTCTGTTTGGTGCGGTCATGCCATTCCTTGCTGACCGCCTGAAGGTTCTGCTCATCCCAGAACAGCGCAGGGTCACCGCGATGCGGCTTGATGTGGTCAACCACCGCGCTGTTCGCTGCTGGGTACTTTCCAAGCAAGGCGACGCCGGTCTGCTGACAGATCAACCCGTCGCGCTTCAAGATCTTCTTGCGCAGTCGCTGCCAGCGCGCCGTGTTCAGCCAGTCTTTCGACCGACGCTCCGGACCTTCGCCAACAGTGACAGGCTTCGACCTGATGCGAGGTGGCGCAGCCTTCAGCCGGTTCGGCAGGCCGCGCCCTTTCAATGCGCCCAAGGATCAATCCCTCGATGATCGGATGTGCAGAAATGCAAAGCGCCCGGTCGGATCATTCCGCCGGGCGCAAATCAGTTGCTGACGTTTTGTAAACCCATTGAGATTTTCAGGTCAACAGGTTTTCCACGGCTGCTGTGGTGGCATGGCATCGGTCACCACAAACGAGGACAGGCCACCATAGGCGACAAAGGTATGCTTCAGCTCATGCAGCGCACCCCACCACCGCAGGTACTCACGCCGCTTTGCTGCTATGAAAGAGGCGTCATTGCAGTACCTTACAGGACAGATCCGCATATCGTACTCGCGCCGACGGCCGCGCGACAGGTAGGACGCACGACCGAGCGACACCGCCTTGGCATATCGTCCATGCTTGCTGTCACGCCAAGCCACCGGCTCGCAGCTTGGCTGCGTATTAGGCAACCAATCAGGCACAGAACCAGTCCTCGCCAGCTCTGCGATCTGAATCGCCATCGGGCGGCCACCATATGGAACAGGCAATGCAGACACAGCTGAAGCGACGATATCAGCATCAGGATGCGGCTCGGATCTGCCACCACCATCGATCTGACATCCAAGCAGCTTACGTTCCATCAGGATGTACTCAGTCCCAATCGCCCGCATGGTGACACCGGAGATCGCGCGGATTTCGTCGAACTCGAGCTGAGCGCACTCTGATCGAAAAGCCCATACGAGCAACTCCTGAATACCAACAGGCGTCGCAGGCGCAGCTCCCCGTGCTGGTTGGATACTCCGAACCGCAATCATGCTGCTTGGTCTCCCTCGCGCTCTTCGACGCCTTCAGAAACGATCTTACCCAGACGCTCAGCAACCCTGTCGAAACGCATCAGCCAATCTGTTTCTTCAGACGAGAGTGGGAAGTCGCGCCGCTGTCGATCCCGGATCAGTTCGGCCTTTTCATTGTACTCACGGGCCTTGTCCGCGACGATGCGCATGGCTTGGGGTTTCACCGGCGGTGCCTTGTGTTTTTTCCAGTAGGCGTATTCCGCCACCAACGCGCCATTCTTCAGCGCCCGCTCACCTGCTGTAGATCTGAACCAGGACAACAAGCGCGGATGCTCTTCAAGCGGACGCGGGTTCACCTGGTCAGCCCAGAAGGCGAAGGTGGCGAAGGCAGGCCAGAAGCACTTTCCCGCTCCCTCGCCTTTCGTGAGCATCAGCTCGGCCATCGTTTCGAGATCCGCGTCGGTCATGTAGGAGAGCGCATCAGCGATCTTGTCCAGCTCTGCCTTTGCCTTCACTTCCTCGGTCCCCTTCTTGAACCGGAAACCTGCTGCCTGAAGCGGTCCGATCAAGAGCCTGCGCACCCGGTCCCGCTTGGTTTCCCCTTCTTCATTGCTCATTGCAAATCCCTCGCTCTCGCCTTGATCGAACTTTCCAGATGAGGTTGCTCCCCGTTCTGTGTTTCTGTTCTTTTTTTCTATTCTTTCTTTTCTTTTCCTTTGTGCAGAACTGTTCCAATCTGTGCGTAACTGTTCCGTAACTGTTCCAAACTGTTACTCCACAGATTTTTACTGCACGATTACAGCGCCTTATCGACCTCCGTTAATCCAACCCATATTGTGCGCATGTCGCAGCGCGGCGTTCATCGACGCTTCGAAGCGCGGCATGCGCCGCTGCCCGGAATGGTTTTCCAAAAGCCAAGCGTCGAGCCGTTCAAGCAGGATCTTGTCCTGCGTCATACCCGCATTGCAGCCCATTTCGATCATCAGCTCGGCGAGCCGCTTTATCCGCATCGAGGTCGCCTTGTCGTTCTGCGCCGCCTCTCGCGCCTCTCGCCTGTTCAGCGCATCGAGCGCGACCTCGATCACCATTGGATGACCAAGAACGACCTTGTTGCCGCATCGAAACCGGCGCCAGTTATTCAACGGCGTGATCGGCCGACCACAAAGCCGACCCCATTGCTCGAGGTCGATCCGGAGCAGGCTCGCCAATACCGCGGAATCGTCCGGAAGGCTTCCGACTGGGGTTTGCTTGCGCGCGAGAAAGAACAGGTTAAGCGCTGCGCCCTGCACCTCGAGATCCGCCTTCAGGCAGGTCTCGGAGTAAAGCCAGCGGTCATGCCAGAACATCGTGAAATAGTCGGACGTCATTCGCGCCTCGACGAGCTCGACCGGGTATTCCGGTATTTCTTCAGTAGGATCGATAAGGCGCAGATCTGGATAGCTAGTCATTCCTGCACCCTCACTTCTTTGGCGGCACGGGATGAATGAAGCTGAGATCGACCAGCTCCGGCCCCCGATCGCCAAGCGAAGCGAGCGAATGGGCATTTCGCTCCACGGCACGGCGCAAGGCTAGGTTCGCCTCCTCGAGGAACTCCCGCGCCTGCCTGAGACGCGCCTCCGCGTGAAATATGCCAAGCACGAATCCGAATGAGATCCCGCAAGCAGCTGCAATAAGGCCGGTAATCATTCTTCAATCTCCTTCAGTTCATCGATCCGATCTGCCAGCCGGCGCAACTCGCCAGCCATCTCAGGCTTCAGGAATCCTGAAAACAGAACCGACGTGGCACGCGTCCCGTCGGGCTCCAATGCCGACAGTCCAAACGTGCGGTTGTCAGGGAAGACCTCGACCAAGACATGATCGAGGCGAAATGGCTCAGAGGTTGCCCTTGGCAAAGTGGATCGAGCAGCAGCGGTCATTGCTCCCACCACCGATCCGGCATACCGCCGTTCTGATTTTCCGGCTTCTCGCAGAGGCACGGAAGATCGCTGTCGCGATATCGCTTCATCATGCCCTGGATAGAGCTATTCGTAAGCGCCATATCCTTGCGCAACTGCGTGGTCAGTTGACCCTTTGTCCGCAAATCGATCACATGAAGAGCTCGAAGATCATCTTCGCGCGTTGGATCAGCCATACCTCACCCCCTGAAAAAGTGGGCGGATGCGGAGGAGGCACCCGCCCAAGTCCAACAGGGAGGTATTGGGGGCGTTCATTGGCGCGCCGTGCGCCCCCTTGTCACGGGCAGACGGGACTGGGGGGGTGGTGACGCCCGTCGCGCGCCGAATGCAAAATGGGTTGTTAGCGGCACTACCGGTTGTGCATGGCGCAGGAGCTCGCAGAACATGAGCTAACTTTAGCCTTGCGCGAACTATTGCCGCTGCCGCAAAATGGTCAAGCCGGGTCAGTTGGTTGGATTCACTGACCCGGCCAGTGAAACCGAGACGCTGTAAATCTCGGTCCATAGCGGTTCGGGAAACTCTCACCCTTCCCGAAACCGCAGCCACCTGGAAAGGAAACCTTCCATGGCGACTGAAGAGCACCCTCTTACGGGTGTCACTCTGAACACCATATCTGTGCGGCGCAAAGCGCTTTCTGAACGTGACGCTGTTACAGTCCACGTGATGAAGCTGCAAGGCGACACTTACACCGATATAGTTCAGCAAATGGGCACAAACGCCAACCGGATCGGCGAAGTGCTTAGAAGCGAAGTCCACCCCTCGACGCACATCAGGGCGGTGGAACTTCTGAAGCGAGAGAAGTTGATCTTGCTTTAATTCCGGCAAGGCGGGTGGCGCGCATCGCGAGCCAAGGGAGGAGCCCGCCAGCTTCGGCTTAATGACAGAAATTCGGATCATGCTGCGCCTCGCTTCGCGCGCAAAGCCGCTCTTGCCCGCACCAGCGCCGCAATCGCCTCGTCAATTTCCCGCTCGGCTTCCTCGATCTCATTGCGTTTGGTGCTGTGGGCAGCCTTGATCGTCGCTGCCTGCGCCTCGCCGCATTCTTTCGCGACATCGCAACAGTGATCATGCAGGTTGGTAACACCGACCAGCTTGACGGGCTGAAAAACACCGCCCGCCAAGTCACAAAAGAACTCGGCTACGGGCACAGCCGCGCTTGCATCCGCCATACCGAGACGGGCGAGATAATTGACGCCGATCCCACCGGGCCGCGCCTCATTGACCTCAGTCCCGTAGGAAACAGTGCTATTGGCGAGGCCGAGCTGTTCTGCGACAGCTTCGACCCCACCGACCGCCCGATAGCATCGCGCCACCGCGTTCTGAATTGTGCCGGAAGCCGTGTGTCTCATCCACCAAACTCCTTAGCTTGTGAATAACCGCTTACTGATTTCGCTTGAGTGGATTCACCGAGCCGCACATGTTGCCAGCATGTTGATAAGAAGTGATATTTTCCTTCAGGGCGCCGCATCATGCGGCGTCCGTATTCGTCTCAGGAAAGAAATGTTCCGGCAGAAGCGGAAACCTACCTTCTCGAGCAGCGGCAATAAGTGTCTGCTGGCAGTCCGACGGGATGAGACCACCCGTTCCGCCCTTTTCCTTTGGATAGGTCCAACGTCTGACCCTTGTCTCATCGCGCGCGGTAACTTCAGCCACTGCTTTGTAGCCGCCACAAATTCTGATTATCGTCGACGCTGGTTCCATGCGTACTGATATTGCGATAATCGCAACAAAGGTCAACCCAGATTGTTGCGATTATCGCTTATTTTATGATCTTGCGATTTCCGCAATAAGTCCATGTATGGAAGTAATCGACGGAAAATGGATTAGAGCACGCCTTTCCGGGAAGCGAGGTGAACAAACTCGCCTTGCGAAGTTCCTAAACATCTCCACTGACAAACTGGCCAAAACTCTCTCTGGGAACAGAAACGTACAGCCCTCCGAGGTTCCGCTACTACTGGAATTCTTTAAAGAGAACATTCCGGTCGAGTCGGATGATCAGACAGAAATCTATCAACAGATCGGTCGACTAAATACAACTGGGCAACGAATTCTGCGAAAGCAACTTGATGCTCTTCTGGAGAGCCCAGAGTTTCTTCGGCAAAGCGAAAACACCGAGACAGACGACTGACCTCCTCTGGCGCTAAAGCGTCTATCAAACGCTTCAATTCCTCTTCCATTTCTTCCTCCCCTTAACTTGCTAACAACCGACCAAAGCTACGGCGGAGTGCCCCCATTACCAACAGATAGGTTGAAAAGATCATGTTCTCGAAACTATTTGGCCGCAGGCCAGTCATTGATACCACTCCAATCGAAATCGAAGGATCAGGGGATTTCTCCGCCGACATCGTCGGCGAGTCGCACTACCAAGACAACCTCCACATGATCTGCGGCGGATACAGCCCGAATGGTCACGAACTCTATTGCTCTGCGGAACTTCGTCACGAACCATCAAATCCTGTCGATTCAAACGCCGTCGCTGTTTACATCCGCGGCCGAAAGGTCGGGTTTGTGCCCGCCTATATCGCTCCTGAAATTTCAGCCGCCCTAAATGGTAGAATAGCAAAGATAGAAGCAGTGATCGTTGGAGGTTGGAAACGATCAGACACAGATGTTGGCCACTTTGGAGTACGCCTGGACTTCTAGCGCCAGCGTTGACGTGAGCTAAGCGCCTATTCATGAAGTCCGCCCCTTCAATGTTCGCCGATTGGTCCGGTACCGAATCTATCTGACCCCAGAATATTACGATTATCGCAATTTGCCGCTTGACTTTAAATTGCGAATTTCGCAACAAATGGCTTGTCTATCTTTGGAGGCAAGTCAATGCAACACCCCGACACCAGCATCGCGCGCACGGTTGCAGCGAACCCGCTGAACTACTGTCACACACCCGCGCTGTTCCAGATCGCTTGGAATGCCCTGCTGATCGAGCGCAATACTCGCCTTCGCGCTGAGAACATCGGGCCAGCCCGGCACCGGATTGAGCCCGCTGGCACTTGCAGCCTGTCTGCCCGCATTCAAGCTCGCGCAGCGGAACTCGGCCGCACTGGCCCCGTCGCCCTGATCTGCCCAGGAGCACGGTCATGACCCCCACGCCGATTACCGTCACCCTGCGCCAGCTGGCCAAGCGTCACCTGAGCGAAGGCGAACTTAGCGCCTGCCTCAAGCTCTGCGATGCCCGCCGCGCCTTTCTGCGCAACGATCCTGAAGCCGCAGACCGGCTGATCAACGCCTATCACCGCGAAACCGGCAAGGTGATCGCTGTTCGTATGAGGGACGCAGCATGATCCCCGCCCTTATTCGATACGCGACCATTGCGCTGTGCCTCGCCACGCTGGCAGCACTTAGCATTGAGCTGATGCGCCATGTGCACTGCCACATTGAGCAAAAGCCGTTGCCCGCCCTGCCGAACACCTCCCTGAAACTCCTTCGCGCGACCATCCTCCTCCTCCCGGTCGCGCTGTGGGTGCTGCAATGACCTGCAGCCCCCATACCGCCCGGGCCCGCTCCGAGATCACCACTCACGCGAAATCCGCCCACATCGGAGCGGGCCAAGGCTGATGGGCACCCATTTCCCATACGACCGCCACTGGCGCTTTGAGATCGGCGCGGTCGTGACGTGGATCCACTCGCTTCAGAACGATGGAAAGCGCCACGAACTCGGCCACGTCACCAGCTTCGCCCAAGACGATCTGAAGAACGTGATGATCCGCGTCCGCTGGCAGGACGGCCGCACCGACGACGTCGCCCCCGGATATCTCAGAACCCAAAAGGATTGAGAATGAATAAGCACATCGAAATCGCGGCTGACGATACGCTCGCGCCGCTTTGCAAGCTCTACCTGCATGAAATCAACCCGCGCCAGAACGGTTCGCCGGAAGACACTGAGGCGATGGCCGCGTCGATCGAGATCAACGGCCTGATCCAGAACCTTGCGGGCTTCGAGGATCCGGACAAGCCCGGCAAGATCGGCATCGTGGCTGGTTGTCCTTTGGATTGTGTTATGTTGGCGGCGGTATATAATGGAGGTATAGGCGATCCCAGTCAAGGTGACGTCCGACGCGATGGTCGCTCGGGCATGGGCTGGTGCGGAATCGGCCACACAGAAACCGCTGCACCCGGCCGACGAGATCCGCGCCTATGCTGCCATGGCTGAGCAAGGCAACTCCCCCGACATGATCGCTCGCGCCTTCGCCCAGACCGAGGCGCATGTGAAGCGCCGCCTTGCCCTGTCCAAGCTCTGCCCCGAGGCGCTGGACGCGCTGCGCGCTGATCACATCACCCTCGATGTCGCCAAGGCGCTGACCCTGGCAAACGATACCGCAGCGCAATTGTCTGTCCTGACCTCGGCGCGCGCCGGCGGCTGGCATGCTGGTCGGGTTCGCGCTGCCCTGACACCCGACATGATCAGCAGCACCGACCGGCGCGCCCGGTTCGTCGGGCTGGTACGCTACATCACAGAAGGTGGCAGCGTTACAGAGGATCTCTTTGACGAGCAGTCCTACCTGCACGACGAGGCGCTACTCGACAAACTCTTCAAACAGAAGCTCGACCATGAAGCCGAGCAGCTGCGCAAGGAACAAGGCTGGCAGTGGGTGAAGACCGTCGAGGGCACCTGGACCGACCATAATATGACCCTGAAATACGAGTATCTGCGCAAGCAGGAAGTCGAGCTCCCCATCGCTGATCAGGACAGACTGACAGAACTGCAAGATCAACAGTTTGAAGAAGGCTTCAGCGATGCCGAGCTCGACGAGCTGGACGCACTGCGCAAACGTCGCGCTGGCGACTTCACCGACGAACAGAGAGAGACCGGCGGCATCATCGTGCTGGTCGACCACCACGGCGAGATTAAGATCGACGGCGCCTACCGCGAAAGAGCGAAGTCCGAAAAGGGAACCGGCTCAGACAGTAACCGCGGCTCAGCTGCACCAGCCAAACCGGACCTGACCCAATCAGGCAAAGAGGATCTGCACCGCATTGCTTTGCTCGCCATGCAGACAGCCCTGATCGAAAAGACCGAGCTCGTGCTCGATCTCTTCGCATGGCAGCTCGAGCGTGGCGCGCCAACCTACTCCAACCCCTTTGCGATCACGCTGACCGATCAGAAGATCACCGGCGAGAAAGAGGATGCGTGGCCGATCGATCAGCGGCTGGCCGAGACTAAGAACGGCGCAAACCTCGGCATAAGCAACGCCAACGCGGCCGACGACTTCGCCGCCTTCAGAGCGAAGGGAAAGAAGTACCGCAATACTGTTTTGACGCGACACATCACGCGCACGCTCTGCGCGCACACCCATGATCGCGCAGGTCTCGGCCCGATGCTTCTCGAGCTGACCGGCGCCTCAATTCGCAAGGTCTGGACGCCGGACGCCGCGACCTATTTCAGCCGTCTCTCTGTCGGCGCACTCGAGGCGCTATGGGCCGAGCTGCTGGATCTCGACCAAGACGATGAACAGCGCGCCACCTTCGCAAAGCTGAAGAAAGGCCAGAAGGCGAAAGAGCTCGAAATCCTCTTCGCTGACGCCTCGGTGCGAGAAGCGCTCGGCCTCAGCCGCGAACAGGCGAACAAAATCGACACATGGCTGCCGCCGGAGATCCGCACAGCCTGACGAAATGCGCAGCGCGGTGCTGCGCATCCCCCGTCGCGAGCATGTCGCTCACCACCCTTGGCCGGGGCGACGGGGGCAACAAAAACTAACTGCCGGAGCTCCTTCAGATGGCTGGTAACGCCCCAGACTTTTCGCTCGAATATGACGAACCGCCGTTCGTGTCGCCTTGTGGCGAGGTCGAGGATTGCAGCTCCGGAACTAGCTTTATCCGGCTCCTATGGGAACCAGAGGAACCGATCTGCGGCCCCGGTCTGCGCTACACAACCGAGCAGTGCTACGCCTTCCTCGATGGCGATCCGATCCCCCTGAACCCGGTTGAGGCAGTCCCACTCCCCGCTTCGGCGCTCCTACTCGGCGGCGCACTAATCGTCACCCTTCTTTTGATCACGATCCTGCGGATCAAAAAATAACGGAGAAACCCCATGGCAGACCCTCGAAGGCCCGTACAAAGACCCGACGCAGCAACTCAAAACGCTGTTCGCCAGATTGCGCATACGCACCTTTTGGCAGTGACCGAGGAGGGCGCGAAAAACATCGGCTGCACCGGAGCGTCGTTTGTCATCTTGGGGCTCGGGATCTGGGCTGAAGAGCTCGCCGAACTCGACGGCAAAGCATCGGCTCAGATGCTTCGGGCGCTCGCCGACCTTTACGATCCGACCTCCAACCAGCCGAAGAAATTTAACGCTGAGAAAAAGAGGCGCAGTGCCGTCGATCGCCTTCTCGCCGCCGTCGACCTCGACATGGCAACGCCGGGCGGGCGCGCCTAACCCAAACTATCGACCCGGATAGAGAAATGACTGAACCGGACATTCTCATGATTAGAACCCAGATCGATCAAAGAGCCGCAGCTCTGCGAAAAGAAGCTGAAGCTCTAGAAGCCTTATCACCAGCATTCATCAGGGCGATTGCCGACGCGCAGATAGAGGCAAACAAAGGCTGGCGCCCCGATGGAAAGACTCTTGTGGATGTCCGAGTTCACTTTTGCCCCGAATGCGGTGCCCCCGGACTGAATACATGCTGGGGGTACTGGGCTCACGTTTGCGGCGCTGGTTTCGATTCAGAAGGCTATACGACGCGCGCCTGCGACGTGCAGCTCGCTCGAAAACAACAAGACAAGTCCAACTAACCCCGGAGGCCGATATGACAAGCATGACGCGGAGAGGATTTCTAGGCAGATCGACGGCGCTGGCTGCGTCTGCCATGCTGCCAATCCCGAAAGCAATGGCCCTGGTCGCGGGGAAAACCCAAAATTTGCAGTGGTTCGCGGTCGGCACTGACGAAATACTATACCCTTACCTTAGCACCTCGATTGAGGGCGCCGCACGGCAGTATGCCCACGAATTCGGGCACACGGTCGGTGAGGAATGCCCTGAATGCGGAGAAGCAAACTGCGTCGATCACAACGATGACTTGGACGCCCCGGTGCCTTGGATCGAAGAAAACGGCTTTGCCTTTGATAGCAAATTGCCCTTGGACCGCGACCCATCGTTAGCCGAATGGATCAAGGCGGGATGCAACGTCCCGTGCGAAGGCTGCGACTACGGCGAGCCGACGGAATGCGAAATGTTTGACGGGCAAGCACTCTGCGAAGAGTGCCTGCAAATCGCTCGCGTGAAGATGCTGGATCGCAAGGTCGGCACGACGCCAGACACGCCGATCTATCAACCAAGATTCGACCATTACAACTAACCCCGGAGGCCACATGACCGACCCTTTCGCCACTGTAGTCCGCCTCATGTGGGTTGACGACCTGATTGAGGAAGAAGGGCAGATTCAGCGCAGCGACATCGCGCGCGCGTTTCGCATGTCGACACAGCAGGCCAGCCATGACTTGCGAAGATACATGCAACTGAACCCACGCCGGATCGCCTACGATCCATCGGCTCGCTGTTACATACAGGTCGAAGGCTCGAATCCTCTGTTTACACGCGGCCACCGCTGCGCAGCGGCCGACATAGTTTCGGCTGTGGCAGAACATTACCCCACCCAAAAGCAGCCCAGCTAACCCGGGAAACCGCGCAATGCTACATGACTTTCCACCTCGCCTCATGCCCGCGCCACTCGCAGCACGTTACATCGGCGTTTCCGAAAGCACTTTGCGCAAGCTCGATCTTCCCCGCAAAGAACTCGGCGGGAAAAGAGTTTACGACAAGGCCGACCTTGACGCCTACGCGGATTCTTTGCCGTATGAAGGCTCGGATACAAGCAAAGGGACCGACGAGTGCGACGATATCTTCAGGGTAGTACGGTGACGCTCAAGTATCTGACCAGCTCAACAAACAGCGCGGGCGTTACTTACTATTATTTGCGCCTGAAGGGCGTAAAGACGGCCCTCGGCCGAGGTCCACTGGATAGCCCCGAATTCCTTGCACGATACAGCGCGGCCCTAGGCGACGATCGTCAGAAAAGCCGGCGGGTAAAAGAAAACTCGGTCGCAGCCGTCTGCAACGCCTTTAAAGCGGGCACCACCTACAAGACGAAATCCGACGCTTACCGGGGCACACTCGATCGACATATGGCAGCGATCTCAGACGCCTACGGGGACGCACCGATCGCCGGAGTGAAACCACATCACATCAGGGCCGACCTCAACCGGCTCAAACCACACGCTGCGAATGACCGACTGAAAACATGGCGCCTGCTTTGCACCTTTGCCAACGAGGCTAACCTATCCCCCATCAACGCCACAGATGGCGTAAAGCGCGGAGCCTTGCCAAAGAGCGACGGGCACACACCTTGGAGCGCAGATGACATTGCAGCGTTCCGCGCACAGTGGGGAATCGGAACGATCCAGCGGCTTGCTATGGAGCTGCTCTACTGGACCGGATCGCGGACAATTGACGCCGTCCGCCTTTCTCCTTCAATGGTGGGATCCGATGGCGTCCTGAGCTTCACACAAGCCAAGACAGGCGGCAAAGCCTACGTCCCGTGGACCTGTACCCTGCCCGCCTGGGCATCCAGCTTTGAGCACGATCGGGAGCACCTTTTTGCCTGTCTCAGATCCGGGTGCTTCACCTATCTTGAAACCAACGCCGGCAAGGTCCGGTCTCGGGACGGGCTGTCCAATTTAATCAGCGCGGCGACCCGCGAAGGTCTATCCGCTCATGGACTCCGAAAAAGCCGCTTAACAGCCATTGCTGAAGCGGGCGGTTCAGCATCTGCGATTATGTCTTGGGGCGGTCACAAGAGCCTCTCAGAGGCCGAGGCATACGTCAGCACAGCCAACAGGAAAGCGGTACTTATCGGCAGAGAACAAATGCAGAAAAGTGCCAACACCTGA